GACTGCAAACCAAGCTGCTGACCAAACTGCCTAGCTTGTTGGTTAGCCATCTGCGCTCTCAAATTATTACCGGCTGACGTAGTATCTGCTGCAAGATTTGCTTGAGTCTGCGCCTGCTCCATCTGCCCACGCATACCCTGGTTGCTTTGCAATCGAGCAAGCTCGTTCGCTATGTTAGTGCTACCAGCCTGCAGCCCTGCAGCCTGATTCAACTGCTGTGCGCGTAAATTATTAGCTGCTGATGTGGTATCTGCTGCTAGGTTAGCTTGCTGATTAGCTAATGCACGCTGAGTGTTTTGTGCTTGTGAAGCCAAGCCGCTTTGCAGCCCAGCTTGCTGATTAGCTAAATCACCTTGCAAACCAAATTGCGTATTCAACTGATCTGCCTGCATTTTGCGGCCAATATCGGACTCAGCTCTCTGCGCGGCAGATTCAAAACCTTGCTGACGCAAACGAGCTGCTGTGTCGGCTGATTGCTGCAATGCAGCGCGATTCGTTTCAGCCTCAACTAAGCCCTGACGACTACCACCAAAGGCACCTGCTGAAACTGCTGCAGCGGCATTCCTACCTTGTTGAAGTTGCCTGGCCCTTTCTATGTCACCAAGCGCAGTATCAATCACGCCTTGCTGAAACTGGTTTTGGTATGGCGTTAAATCAGTTTGACTAAACTGCCCTGCTGTTATGTCTTCAGCTTGCACGTTCTGCGTACCAACCGGACCTGTTTGCCCAACCTGTTGTGCACTAATGCCTTGGCTTTGCACCTGGTCTGGAGTTAACGCAGCTAAAGGCCCAATTCGGTCCATGCCCATTTGTCGAGCGGTTACATCTCTACTAGCTACACCCTGTTGAGGGAAAAATGAACCTGTTTGCCCCGCGCTAACTTGTTGCGGTTGATAACCTGTTTCTGCTGTTGCCGTGTTGATTGCTTGGTTAACCTGATCCTGACCCACTCCAGCTCTAGCTATGTCTGCAGTTGCTTGCATACCTGCCAGCTCAGTTGGCGACATAGGTGCTATCGAGGCATAGGGATAAGGTGTGTAAGGTGTGCGAGCTACCTGCTGACCAGTGCCAAACACATTAAGCAAAGCACCCTTTAATTCAGGATCAAAGGTTTGCTCTGACTTGGATTTATTCTTTCCAAAACTCATGAAAGCCTCCTTCCACCGCCGCGCCTGACGGTACGTTTTTTCTTTTTGCGTGTAGCCACTCGCCCCTTTGGTTTAGGTGCAGCGTCTAATATAGGCATTTCTGGAGTGCGTACCCCAAACATATCGCCCGTAGAAAACCCGCCAGTGTTAAAAAAATTCATTGGCGGTTGTTCGTTCATTGGCATTCTTACCGCACTAGGACGATTGATTAACCCATCGTCACGCCGTTCTGGTTGCGGCACTGGCCTCGATATTTTTTTAGGGAAAAAACCACCACCCATTTCAAAGTCTTCCATCGTACCCCTGCCGCCATACCGAAATGCCCCAGGGGCTATATCAGGCACTTCAACCGTGCCAACCATTGGGTCAACGAAGTCCATGTTTTGCCCTTGATTACGAACCACTGCTGGATCTCTGCGCACTGGTGGCGTTACAACCGGAGGCTGTGTAGGAGCGGGTGCTGGTGCTGGCCTTGACTCATCACCAGGCAGAGGAAAACTTTTGTAATAATCCTGATATGGCTGCGTGATCTTCATTGGATCATCGCCATAGAAGCTTGAAAGCTGCGCATTAAAGTCTGGCGTTGCAGCCGGTGCAACTGGCGCAGGGTTATAGTCAACTTTTGGCACTTGATTGAGAATGCTCATCACATCACTCATTCCCATGCCACCTTTTGGGCCACCACTCATTTCAGGTATCGCCATTCGTAATCTCCTTTGCCATATCGTAATGGCTGATTTTGTAACCTAAATCCTTCAATGCTTTGCCCCAGCCTTTGCGTCCACTTAATGTGATGTAGTCGCACTCCAATGCTTTGGCGTACTCGACCAACGAGCTTTCCATGTCTTTAATTTCATGCAGCTCACCAGCGGCTAAGAACACATGGAAAATTCGCTTTCGCGGTAACTGCACCACCTCAGTAATCATGAAGCTCTTTTTAGCAGGCCAGAAAAACATGTTGCCTTTCTGCACTTCATAAAGAATGTCTTCATACCAGTGTGTGCCACCTGAATGCACAAGTGCTTGGCGAATCAAATGCTCATAAGGCTCACACAATTCTCTGGCATCTAAATTAGGAACAATCTCGCTCATAAACTACTCGTTGATAAATTGCCGCTGTTGTCCACAGTTACCGAGTAGCGCGTGCCATCCGGGCTTTTCAATATTAGCCTCGCGTCACCTACTTCTATGTCCTGGCGTTTTTTAAAATTCTCAGAGTCTGCACGCTCTATTTCACTATAGGCTCGTTGCACATCATTGCGGTGATATTTCACGCCTGCGGTTGGTAACCTCATCGTTTACTCCCCGCAACGACATCAAGCCGCATTGTGCCAACTCGCCAATCAGTGGCTTTAGCTGAAGTCACTCGCATTGATACCTGCCGCCCCTGAAAACGCACCGAGGTTGGCGTGCTGAGTGTATAAGGTCCATGTGATGACTCGCTGGCATTAGGATAAAGGCGTGTCTTAAACGTAGCGGTGACATCACCCAGCGTCTTCTCATCACCAATAAGCTCCCTGGCCACCATTAGGCGATCACCATTACCAATCTCTACAGGTCCGGTTTCAGCAAACACCGTTTCCGAGTCGTAATCAAAACCCACTTCATGCTCGTAGATATAACCATCACTGGTAACTAGGTTGGGATACAAGAACACACCAGAATCATCGCCAGCGGTTCTGGCTAACGTGCCAATCGTCCAGTGGCCTTCGCTATAGTTATAGGCCACATAAGCATTGTTTTCGGTTGCACCGTGCGGGTAGAACCACCAGACCTCATTGAACTGCGAGTTGTGTACTGCTACGACTTTGCTGCGCTGCGCTTCAGTTAAATTGCTAAATACATAATCACCCACGCTGCAGCGCAAAGCTTGTAAAGCACCGTTGTAAACGTGAAAGCCGTGGTTGCTCATCCAGAAAGCTGAGTCGTTTGCAATCACGCAAGCATTGTTAGAAATTGCGCCGCATCCATCGCCCACTTTGGAAAATCCGAAAACAAAGGGCGGGCCAGCGTATCTCGCAACATGTGCGTCAGAATCGGTAATCAGCAAAGTCTCACCGCGCATGGCTTGGCCAATCATTAAGTTCCCTGGACTATTTAAGGTAAAGTCACCCGCTTGATTAGTTGCGGCTGCAGCCCACAAATTATTGTTTTCCTGGTCACACCACTGCACTTTGTTGCCCACACCGCCAGCTCCTAGCGCAAACACAAATCGCTCTGGTGTCACCACAATGGCATTTACGCTGGTGGGCGCATTGCTCAACACCGCTGCAACTGATCCAGTAGAATTAGCCCACTGATAAATTTTGCCATCTGATGTTGCGCAACCGAGCGCATATTCGCCCCAGGTGTCGAGGCTCCAGGTATCACAAGGGCCATAAGTACCAGTGTCGGGCCTTGGTACACCGTAGGCATAACTGCCATAAGTAAGGCCACCCCATCCTAAATTTTGCGTGCCACTTTCGTTGCCAGCGGTGAAACCTACAGGCGTTATATCGGTTACGGTGCCTGCCTGATCGATGACATAGAGTTTTGTATTGGTGCCTGCAACCGTTCTGCGATTGCTAGAATTATCGACATAAGTAATAAGAGCGCGGCACACACCATCCATTTGTGTAGATGTACGCGCACGCCATCCACCCACTGGCTGCATTGTGCCTTCATGCCAGCGCACCAGGTTGGCATCATTCCAAGAATTAGCCTGCTGGAAGACAGTGCCGTTTTTCACAACACCCGCTGGAATTTGTAGTGGGATTAGCGGCATTATAGATACTCACCATCGCGGATCATATCGGTGACCTCGATTGCTCTGTTGCCGACTTGGTTTCTCCACTGCGAGTCCAAAAACTCTTCTGCCGCAAGCAGATAATCGCCACTCTCCATGAAAGCCAATGCTTTCTTAAAACCGAGAAGGCGAGTAAGACCAAGATTGAAATGAAGGTTAACAATAGCGTCTTGCCTAACTTCATCCAGGTCATCAAACCAGCTAAAGGTTTCTGATAGTTCTTTACGGCATCGATAAATGTCATTCTTGAGAAGGTAGTCAATTTCATCTTCACTAAGTCCAAGACCACCATCCTTATCAATATTTCTGCCCACACCAATGGTGAGCTTGTTAGCTGTGCAGTGGTAGGCAAAAGCCTCTACGCCCTCATGCACTTTAAGTTGTTCAATTAATCTTTCGCTCATGCCAGGTAATCCACCATTTGCGTACCAGGAAGCGTTTGCATCTCAATCTTTCCCGATTTTGATATGTACAAAATGGGCTTTATATCTTGTACCACCATGCGCTCTTTTTTCTCATCCGATCCAACAAGCTTTTGAATCTTAGTTGTCGCAACTGTTTTCCAGGCGATCTGTGATGGCTCAACTGCTGAGATATTCACTACTCTTCACCTTTGTGCGAGTTGCCAAAATAAAAACTAGACACAGAAGCCACATTGGCCAGTAAGCCACCCAGGATAATGTTAAGCAGCGGCTCCATTTCGCGGTTCCAATCGTCACTCACAATGTAGAACACAAAAGCAAAGAACCCTAAAACGATGGTCATAGCAAAAACTTTCGGTGTCCAATCGCCAGCAAATGCTGACCTTGCTGACTGCACATCTTCGTTTTCTAATTTGAAAACATCGACTTCTAACTCTTTCATCTGCTTTTGAAACTCAAGCTCTGCCTTCTTGATTTCAGCAAGTTGCTCTGGCGTAGCGTTCTGCAACGCTTTTTCCATCGCCTTTGGTTCTGGATTGACCCCAAGCACAGAACTGATTGCTTTTGCTGCAATACCGCCAAGAGGACCGCCCATCGCACTGCCTAAACTTGGAGCCACCGCATTGATGATGCCTTTTAGTTTTCCAAACTTTAGTGCCATATCAGCGCTTCTTTCTCTTCTTTGAAGACGTAGCTGGCTTTGCAATACGCTCCAACTTTTCCTTTGGAGTATCGGTAGTGGCTTTTGTTTCGCTGATCTCTAAGGGCTTCTGCAACTCCGAGGCATCTTTGAAGAGACCAGAAATAAATTTCTTCAGGCTGTTCCACATTTATTCGATCCTCACTTTCTATAATTACTACTAATTGAAAAACCAACAACAGAGTCTTCATTCATCTGAACATTGCTATTACTAGAGCGATAATCACTGCCGCAATAATCAGCCCGATTCCCGACACGCTTGTCCACACAA